ACTACCGGATAGCGGCTCTGTGCTACGGGTGCCATATGCAACTAGACCAAGGCTCCAAGATGAGCAAGGAGGATCGGGTGGACATCTGGGAAATGGCGCACCGCAAGACGGTGGGGTGGCTATTTGAAAATGACCGGCTAAAGGTAATACCCGACTAAAACCTAGGGGTTATTATAAAAAAGTGTTTACAGATAATTTAAGTATCGCTTACATTATCACTACGGTCAGCGTGACCGGTTAGGAAAGAAAAGGAAAGCAAAATGCACAATGACATCGTTACCACCAACATCGACCGCTTAGGTCTTCTGCTCGCTGAGATTGATCGCCTTACCAAAGAGGCAAATGGCATCAAAGATAATCTCAAAGATATTGCCACCCTCCCCAACGGTTCCAAAGAGTTTATTGGCAACCTCTTCCGTGCATTAGTTATTGAGTCGGATCGTAAGACAACCGACTACAAAAAACTCATTGATGATCTTGGTATTGCATCAGATGTAGTTGCAAAGTACACCAATACATCTGCCGTGTTTTCTGTAAAAACAACCGCACGATAAGGAGATAGTCATGACAATTACATTCGTTCACATCAAAGATGTCACACCACGCTCTACCCGTGTGTATTCGCAAGAAGAATTGCATTCAGCATTTGATCGCGTAAAAAATAAGGAGCATTGGAAGTTACCTATTCAATGCTCTATTGATTACAAAGATCAAGAGGATATTAATTTGATCACGGAGGCGGTAGTTCACTTCACGGGTTCGGTGCCTCAATTCGATGTATATCAATTAAAGAGTGGCAAGAAAAGAGTAAGGATTTTCGCGGTTGGTTATTACTACGCTATCGGAGCATAACAATGATTAAGAAAGGAGACATCGTAAAGATTAAACCTGAGTGGCAAGATCCGGGTGATGACAAATGCACCTTTATTGCCACGGAAGATCAGACTGAAGATAGCCCAAGAATTACGATCCGTGCAGAAATTGGTTGGGTTATTAATCCAACCTACCGTGTAGACATCGATATGTTAGATCTAAATAACTGAGGAGAATATTATGAAAGAGCAATTAGCAATCAAAGGTTTGAAAACTTGGACAACTTATGATGGTGGTGGTTATCAATTTAACCTCTACCGTAACAACAAAAAGGTTGCGTTTGTACATGAGGCCGGTGTCGGTGGTTGTTTGGACATCGATTGGTCGGATGCACAAGCCAAAGCAGATATCGAAGCATATGTAAAGACTCTTCCAAAGATTGAAATGAAGAATCTTCCGGAGGGTTGCGAACCCGTTGTGTTAGATGCTTCCGTAGATCTGTTTATGGAAGAGTTGGTAACGGCATATGAGTGGGAAAAGAAACTCAGTCGGTACCGCAAGCAGAATACGCTTTTCCGTTTGCTTAACGATCCGGACTATTCGTTCAGACCTTTAAAGACTTTAGATTTAACAAAGGCTAAGGAATTCTTGGATAAGAAGTATCCCAATCAATATACTTTTGTGTGAGGTGACATATGAGCACGGGATGGGTAGTTGAGAAATTTGAGAAAGGAAAGGACTCTGAGGAGGTGTTCTTTTCTTGGGAGAAGGGGGAGGTCTTGGAGAAGGCCGATGAGTTAAACGAAACCGCCCCTATCGGGACTTGGTACGGATGGAGGATGAATCGATGAGCAATGTAATTAAACTTAGGAAACCCGTGGATTTCCACCAAGCATCCAACCTGATGGCCAACGGGCACTTGGGTGGGTTTGCGGAGTCCCTTGCCATTACTTGGTTTAAAGCCGACCCTGTCAACCGGGAGAAGATCCAAGCCACTTGGCCTGATCTATTTATCCGGGCATTTGAAATCTTTGAGGAGCGGGACAAATGATCCTTGCCTATTGTGACTACATATCCCACATCATCCAAAAGAACCTGAAGAGGATCGATCAGGATGCCATGATCGACTCTGTTGGCAAGGTTCAGTTTGACCTTGATCGGGATGGATCTTATCGATCTACTAGGAAAATCATCAATGTCGTGGATAAGCACGGCACGGCATACACGATTACAATAGAGGAGAAGCGTAGTGATCAAAAAATCTGAGTCAAGACCTAAATTTACAATTAGAGAACTTTTGTCAACGGCGAAGAATTATGGAGTCCAAATACCGAATACGCCGGAGGGTCTCAACAAGTTTTTATTATTCGGTGCGGCTCTTTGGGTTAGGGGTACAGTAGAGGGCTACCAAAACGCCATGGACATTTGGGAGCGATCAAAGAAAAAAAACAAAAGAGGAGAAGCGAGATGAGCATAAGATTTGAAACCGACCGGATGCCCCACAAGATCATGCTTTTAGATCAGGCGGCGGGGGTTGGGATTCAGTTTGAACCCGAAAGTTTGGATGAAATCCACTTTTTAGAGTTTTGCGACAAATTGTGGATGCACGGCCTCCAAACCGGCATTGATGCTATGTTGCCATCTAGTGTCAAGATCATGGAGGTGACCCCCACGGGGGTTGAGCAAGTCTGAAAGAGGGGTGAACCGGAGCACCTAAAGACTCCGGTACCAATACGCATGGGGGTACTTGCCTCCATACGCATGGGGCGGGAACAAAAGGATTCCGGCAATGTGGGGTTCGGTTGTTGTACACACCCGCCCCACCACCTTAGGGGGTGTCAAGTAGGCGACAGAGGATGTGGGATACCGGAGTTTTTCCTACTTTCCATCCGGTCTAGTCAAACCACCAAATCTGCCCCCGCCCGACTCAGTAGCGATAAATCAGGATACACCGTAGACTTTTAGCCTCCTCCATTCGATTGGACTAAGGGTCATGCCTGAAACTCGAACAAAATCTAAACAAAAAGAAACCAATTTGGAATCCAATTTGGTTTTGACCCAAGCGGAGCCTAGTGCTGCCAAGCCGAAACATCCGGGTGGTCGCCCGACAAAATACGATGAAGCCTTGGCCGCAGACCTTTGCACCCGAATAGCAAATGGAGAGGCTCTAAGACAGATATGCCAAGAAGAGGGTATGCCGGTACAGAGTACTGTCTACCTTTGGCTGTCCCGATTTCCAGAGTTTTCGGATATGTACACGAAGGCAAGGGAGGATCAGGCCGATACCCTTGCTGATGAGATTCATGCCATAGCGGATCAGATGCCTATGGAGAAGACAGACAAGGAGGGCAATACCTCTTTTGATTCTGCCTACATCAACTGGATGCGCCTGAGGATAGATGCCCGGAAGTGGACTGCATCGAAGCTCAAGCCCAGGAAATACGGCGACCGGATGGAGCTGGCCGGGGATAAGGACAACCCGTTGAAGGTAGAGGCTTCCATAGAGGCCAAGGGATTGTTTGACAGCTTGCTGCAAAACCTAGAGCTGAAAAAACAGGCGGCCCAATGACCGACCAAGAGATCGAGGATGCGATCCATGAGATCCACCCCGACATCAAGGTTGGGGGGTTTGAGCTCCTAGTTGGTAGGCTCATCGCCATGAGGCAGAGGGAGAAGTGCGCTGAGGTGGCAGAGATTCCCCATATGACACCCGTCGACATAGCCCGCGTGATCAGGAATGGATGAAGTTCTTGAGATCCTTAAAGACCCGGACACTCAGGCCAAATTCTCTCAACTCAAGCCTGAGGATCAGGTCGCCTGGGCTTGGAGGGCTAACTGGGTATCTAAGGCGCATAGGCACCAGGTTATCCCGGCTGGGGATTGGTGGACGATATGGCTTATGCTCGCCGGCCGCGGTGCCGGCAAGACCAGGACGGCTGCGGAGCAAGTGGGGTGGTGGGCATGGCAGGAGGAAGGCACTCGCTGGCTGGTGGGCGCACCAACCTCCTCCGATGTCAGAGCAACTTGTTTTGAAGGGGACTCAGGGCTTTTATCAGTTATACCCAGTTCACTTGTGGCAGATTACAACCGCGCCTTCCATGAGCTTAAATTGATTAACGGCTCCCTGATCAAAGGCATCCCAGCTTCGGAGCCAGAGCGGTTCCGGGGGCCACAGTTCCACGGGGCATGGCTGGATGAGTTGGCCGCTTGGGACTACCTCGATGAGGCCTGGGATCAGATCATGTTCGGGGTGCGACTAGGCAAGAAGACCCGGATTATCTGTACGACAACCCCAAAGCCTAAAGACCTGATCGTGGATCTAGTAGGGCGGGAGGGCAATGATGTGGTGCTGACTACCGCCTCAACCTATGACAATCTCGCCAATCTGGCTCCCTCCTTCCAAAAGCAGATCCTCCAATATGAGGGAACGAAGCTGGGAAGGCAGGAGATCTACGCTGAGATCATCGACCCGGAGGAGTCCGGGATCGTCAAGCGGGAGATGTTCAAGCTCTGGCCGGCTCAGAAAGCCTTCCCCAAGTTTGAGTACATCGTTCAGTCCTATGACTGCGCCTACACGGAAAAGACCATCAACGACCCAACCGCCTGCATTACCTGGGGGGTGTTCAAGCCCGTGGATGGCCCGATGTCGGTCATGGTGATCGACTGCTGGCAAGACCGCCTGCAATACCCGGACCTGCGGCCAAAGGTCATTGAGGAGTACGACACCATATTTGGTGAGGGCAGGGAAAAGAAGCGGGTTGACCTGATCTTGGTTGAGGACAAGTCGGCTGGCATCAGCCTGATCCAAGACTTGCAGCGGGCGCACCTGCCTGTCAGGGCGTATAACCCAGGGAACGCGGACAAGGTTCAGCGGCTCAATATCGTGTCCAACATCATTGCTCGAGGGCGGGTGTGGATACCGGAGAGCACGGTCAAGGAAGGCTATGTCCGGGATTGGGCTGAGCCTTTTGTCTCACAAATATGCTCTTTCCCTGAGTCCACTCATGATGACTTTGTGGATGCCTGCACCCAGGCGCTGCGGTTCCTGCGGGATGCCGGCTGGCTTGAGATCGA